CACAGATAGGCAACCTCGAAGTTCAGGTGGCAGACTATCAACAGATAGTCAAAGAACTATCAGACAAATTGAAGTTGTACGAGCAAAAACACGGCACAGTGTTCAAGCGATCTAGAAATATCTCAAACCAAAGATAACAGCATCTTTCTTCCTACGGAACTTGATGTGTTCGAAGTCAATGATGTGTACATTTATTGGACCACCATGCTGTTGCATTATTCTTTCAACGTCTGTAGGTCTTATTGTGATCCTGTCTTCGTCTGGCAGTTTGGCCTGGTAACCCCAAAACATTGGCCACCAGTGCAATGGGTTCAGTGAATCGTATTTCTCTTTCATTATGAGCAAGAACACCACCGGTGCTATTGTGAATGGTTCTGCCCACCATGGGATCACGTTCAACGTGGCCCAATCTATAAAATGCACAATACCGGTCCACACACAAATAATGGCAAATAGTATGCCCATTATGGGCCAGAATTCGTCCTCAAAATCAGAATCGTGATCGTGTGGTCCTGGTGCATGTGAATACAATCTCATCTTTTGTTGTCTATTCAACTTCATGTGTAAAGTATATATGTTTGTATCCAGTAGACTTTAACTATAATTCTGCTATAATAAGACTTAAATACCTACAATGCAAAAACGTACAAGAAGTTTATTAGAAGAATTGAGCTCGATGCCCCTTAAAAGAGACAAGGAAGAGGTGGTTGAGAGCAGGGCATCACATATCCTCGAGTCGACTATAAGATTGATCACGTACATCAGAGAGAACTTCGATCAGGACACAGCATTCAAACTTGAGAAGAAGTTCAATTCAGCGATCAAGAACATGGACGCATCCAAGTTCAGCAAAGGTGTTGCTCGTATCAAAGAGAACAGAGACGTAAAAGAAAACCTACTGAAAATCAAAGACGGCGAATACAAAGAGGACTAATCATGTTGATAGAAGATGTCCTAACAGAATTTAAAAGGACACACCTTGAACACATAGAGGACATCGTCATAACCGACGGCTACGAAGGTGGCAAGGCAGTTCTTGAATATTTCAGAGGATTGTTACTTACTCTCAAAGGCACAAGCTCAGAAGCAATGAGTGTGTCAGTCAAGTGGGATGGTGCACCTGCCGTGGTATGTGGGATCAACCCAGACAACGGCAAGTTCTTCGTGGGCACAAAGTCAGTTTTCAATCCAGGAACTCCAAAGATCAATTACACAAAGAAAGACATAGCAAACAATCACGGCACGGACGATCTAGGACAGAAACTTTTAAAGTGTCTTGTGCATATTAAGAAACTGAACATACAAGGTGTTGTACAAGGAGACTTGTTGTACACAGACGAGGACATCACAAGGAAGAACATCGATGGAAAGCCTCACTTGACGTTCACTCCAAACACAATAACATACGCTGTACCAGAAGGTGGTGAGTTGGCAAAACAGATAGACAGAGCCAAGGTAGGGATCATATTCCATACAACATACAACGGCGACACACTGGCAGACATGACAGCATCAGGTGGAGCGGATGTAAGTTCGTTCGCCAAAAGCAATGATGTGTTCTTTGACAATGCAACATACAAGGACGTGTCAGGCAGTGCCAAGTTCACTGACGATGAAACAAAAAATTTCTACAATGGTATTGAGAAACTAGAAACACTGTTGAATGCTGTTCCTAGAGACCTAGCAAGTGTGTTGGGACAGAATGCAGACTTCGTGCCCACGTTCATGATCTACATAAACGCAATGGTCAAGCAAGGCCAACTGCCAAGTAACGTCAATCAGTTCCTACAAGGATTCAAAAAGTTCTATGCAGACAGAATGCAACAGCAGATGTCAGGCCTAAAAGCACAGAAGGCGTTGGCGTTGAGACAGGACAAGATCAAACAGATGCCAGTGTTCCTTAACAGGGCCAAGAAACCATTACAGGCAATGCTGACTTTCTACAAAGCGGTACAGACCATGAAAGCCTTTGTTCTTAAGAAGATGAATCAAGCACAGGCAATAGGATCATTTCAGCAGACAGATGGTGGACTACAAGTTACAGAACCAGAGGGTTTCGTTGCTGTTGACAAGTCAGGAAGTGCTGTTAAGTTGGTAGATAGGTTGGGATTCTCAAGAAGAAACTTAACGGGTATCAGCAAATTCAAGAAATAGATCCAAGTTCTTATTAATTTGTAAACTTAATTTTTCTTTATTGAACATGGTATCTCGGTTGTGTTTTCTCAACGCTTTGGTCTGCAGGTAAATGTCTTGCCATGGAGCGTCACGTAATCTATCACACACATCAACAATAGTGTTTATTCTCACATCAGGATCTCTATCTAGGTCGTACACTTCCTCGAAATAGTTGTTGAAAGTCCTGAAACCCATTTCTTTCAATTTCTGTAGATACAAATAGTTTCCGTGTACTACGAAAATGTGTTGTGCCATGATTGGTTTCCATATCTTCTCTGTCATGAAAACTTCTAAGTCATTGTCATTGGTCTCGGACACAATGCTACAGGCCGTGTGATTGTAAGGTTTCTCGTATATGTCTTGGTCCATACCATACTGCGGATAGTCCTGAGCCCATGGCAGTTCATATTCGGCAGGCAGTTTCTTCTCTGGCCAATTGGTATACAAACTATTTTCTAGTATTCCTTTGTTTAACAACCTGTTGTAAAGTTTTTCTCTATGTGTCCTGTGCGTCTTGTTGAGATATAGAAAATCGTATTTTTTGTTAGAGTGATCAAAGTTGAAAGTTTTACCCTTGTGTCGGTTGTACATGTGATGCCAAAACCAAGTGCCACCGCCTGTCCACTTGATGTGATCCACATCAATATTTGGCCACATATATTCTGGATGTTTCGTAATGTTTTCTAATGACTCCCATGGGTTTGCTTTTATGAAAACAAATCCTTGACTTTTGAGCAGATCTACTCGCCTGTGCAGTTCAGCCATGAATTCTGTGTTGTCTTTCAATCGATCATTAGCAGAACGTGTGTCGATAATGGCGAACCTCCTGTCATAGGAGTCAAGATTGTAGTCGTGCAGGGTATAGTACTCTCCGGTCATATCGAATGACTGTCCCTCCATGGAGTGCATCGAAATGTAACTCTCCAACTCTTGATGATTTCCGGTCTTCATGACATCGGTTAGAATAAAGTTTCGTTGCATATAGCCTATAAATACCTGTATGTTAACACCATTTTTAAAGTATGTATCAGAGGGAAAGGTGATAAGACGACATAGTGATTTGCAACGTTTTTCATTCCCAGAGGTGGCAGAGAGAATATATCTCAGTTTCCTAGCACTTGCTCTAATGAGTCAGAACAAAGACACAGAAGGATTCGTTAGATCATACGCCAGACAGACCATGGCCAAAGGGACATTTGACCAGGTGAGGATGATCAACAATGACCTAGCAAACATGCTGGCCATAGTGGCCGGAGATCCTGAGATAACCAAAAAGCTCAAGAACAAAAATCAAGCACAGGCCATGAGGCAGAGACAGCCGGTGCCTGTGATGGCGCTAAGGAGGTACCTGAGAACATGGGAAAGTCATTACCGCAACCTCACACAGTTGGAGAGATCACTCAACATACAAGATGGCAACCTCAGGAACATTAGAAGAGCGGTGGCCGATTACAACAAGTTGAATGCAAAGATGAAATTGCAAACACTTCACAGACTGCAACAGCAGTTACAATCTAAACTGCCCAACACTGACATATTAAAGAAATTCAAGGAACTGTAAAATGATAAAATTGATTTGCGAATTGTGTGGATGCGAACAGCACTGTAGACAATCCTGTGCAGAATGCAGGGACTGTCCCGATTGTGCATGTAAAGAGTGCAATGCCGGGCCCAAATAGTTTCTGGGTACTGTATGGCCAACACACCAAACCCACTTACCTAGAAGATGCCGGCGATGGACAGCAGGCCCAAAGAGATAATGGTCTCAAGATGGTTCGTAGTTGGCGCACTGCATTGGACATCGGAAGTAACATAGGACAATGGACCAGACCACTAGCCAAAAGATTTGTAAAGGTCATCTGCTTCGAACCAAACCCCAACTTCAGAGAATGTTTCAATATGAACATTCGTGAGTCAAATGTCGAGTTGTATCCATATGGTTTGAGCAGTCACGAACACACAGCAACCCAAGGCACGAATGCAACGCACCTCAATGACAGCGTGGGCGACACGGAACCACAGGTGGGAGACATAGAATGTAAAACACTCGACAGTTTCAATTTCAAAGAAGTCGACTATGTGAAAATAGACGTTGACGGTTTTGAAGTTCCTCTACTCAAAGGTGCCGCATGGACATTACAGAAAAATTCGCCTGTGATCAACATAGAGATGAAGAAGACGAAAAGACCCCAAATAGTCGCCGAGGCCCAGTACATTCTTAAGAGATGGGGTTATAAGTTTGTTTACCGGACAAGAAGTGACGAGATCTGGCTGAAAAAGTAATATTACAGCATAATTTACCAAAATAACCTATAAATACTTACAACTTGATTCCTGAGCGGGATCAAAGTCATTTAATCAGAAAAAAAGGAGGATTTAAAATGGCAATTACGGAAAACAACACGACATTCGTGGCGGGAACAGAGGCTTTACTAGGTAAAGAACTTGAGTTCATCACGATTGACGCAGGTGAGGAGTTAGCGAATCACTTGTTAAAAGGTGAAACATTAAACGCAATCGAAAACACAGTCAGAATATACGGTAACATCGTAGGCGCTGGCCCATTATTCGATACTAATGCTTCAAAAACATACATCGTAGAAGGTACAGACATGTTCGTTGGTGCACCAGCATCAGCAGGCGGTTCTTTCACTTTCACTGAATCAGGCGCAGACGGTTCGTCAGTAGGAACACTACTTGCGGCACTTAAAGCTCTTGGAACAGTCGACAGTATTGACTTAAACGACTCTGGCACAACTGCCAAGATCGAAAACTTAGAAATATAATAGGACATTAGGAGGATAAGACAATGGCTTATGACGCAACATTACCGGCAGGTGGACCGGGCAACTTTGTTTCACCAAACACAGCTCACGAGGCAGACGGCGTAGAAGTAGACTTCATCACAGTTGACTACATCTCAGACGTTTCTGGTGAGGTTACTAACCCTAGAGCAAGTGCGGCTACAGGCGCATTAGAACTGTCTATGCAGGCAATCCAGAACCAAGGTGTTAACATCTTAGGTAAAGGCGTTCTGTCAAACTCAGACACAGAGCAAACTTACATGGTAAGAAGAGACAGTCTAGACACAATCAGTTCTACTACTACAGTAGCGGCGATCCAGGCGGCAGTTAGAGCCTTGAACGCAATGACACCTGACAAAGTAACAGCAACTATTTCTTCAGCAACAGCGGCTGACAGAGATATGGGTGATACTTCTGTTGGAGCGTAATAGTATAGCATAGGAGGAAACACAAATGCCAATAACTAAAAACAACTTCGTACACGGCACGAACATGGAACTAGAAGGTGTAGAAACATCTACTTTCGTTGTAGACTTCGTCAATGCGATGACTAACGAGACAAGCGACTTGTCATCTGGATCTGCAACAGCAGGTTTAGAGGCGACAAGAGCAGTTATCAGTAGGTACATCAACATCCTTTCAGAAGGACCGTTGCACGAAAGTGATAAACAAAAAACTTACACAGTGAGAACAGACTCTCTTGGAACTCTAATAAGTGGAGGCACTTTACAGACAGACATCAGAGCGTTGAACGGTGCAGGAAGCGTTACAGCCACTATTTCAAGTGCGACAGTAACAGCAACTGACATCGCTATCGACACTGCAAACGTAGTAGCACCATAATAATACTACGGTAGTTTACCAAAGAGGGCGGATCTATATTTTAGGTTCGCCCTTTTTTTATGAGTAAATAATCACATGCCCACACATCTAGACGAAGCCATAAAAATAATCATTGGCCCTGCCTCACAACTGAGGGACAAGACACCTCGCATATACGCCATGCCAAAGCAGGAACACATGCCAAAACAGTTCACCAATCTTAAACGCATGAGATTTTTGAATCATGATGTCAGTGCAGGCAGGAACATAAAGAGATGGCTGTGGAGGGATTACAGTCCGGAGATAATATTACAGCAACCACCGTTCGACAAGTGCGAGGACCAAAGTGAAATCTTCACGTTGATAAGGAAACCAGATGACCGTTGGTGGTCAGGTATAAAGGACATGTTCTATTTCATGCCATGGTACACCTGGTGGACCAATGAACAGATAATGCAACAGTGGCCACACTTCACGAGGGGCACTTTTAGACTGCACGATGTAATGGAAGCGGTCAAACCCCAACACCTTATCAAGTGTGACGACGGGTTGAATGACAGAGTTGTCAAATTCGCAAAGGAGCATGGATTACTTTGTTATGGCAACATACCACACGAGAAGGCACTGAGACACTCTAAACCAGACATCAAGAAGTTAGAGGACAATGGTGTGAAAGAACTTAAGGCATGGCTCAGGAAAAATCCAGACAGGCAGAAACAGTTGGATGAATACCTCGAGCCAGACTGGCAATACTGGGAACAGGTTGAGTACCAAGACTGATGCACGAGTACAGAATACACACCCTAGTGGACATAACCGAAAACGGCAATCTAAAACAGCAGTTCCCATTCAAGACCCCATCAGGCGACGAGATTAACGACAAGCACAGTCTGGCCGTCGCTAGGAATCAGAACAGCAATTTCTCAACAATGTTGCAACTGCTACAGATGAGGGGTAACATCACGTGGGAACAGCCACCGCACAGAGTTGAACTCCCGAGCCTGGGCAACCATGTGTTCGGATCCTACTATGAGGGCAAACATTCAACATGGCACTTCCAGTTCTTCACAGAACAGTCAGGGGTGTATGGTGAAGTGGCCGATCCAACAGAAAATCTAGTAGACGATTTCAACCTGGTACCCATAATCACAGAATGCAAAAACACTGCATATTTTCCTGTACAAACATTCGTCACAAGAGAACTGCAAGGGTCGGACGAACAAAAAGTTATCGGAGCACTGGCAGGTGGGATCATAAACACGTACTTTTCATACGCCGGCACCATCGATAAATAACAGTACATTAAGGCACAAACTTTCTAATATTAAAGGCACACACAGGCGATGCAACAGGCTCATTTACAGGCTCTATTAACGGAGGTGCAAATCCTCAAAAGAGATTTACAAAGATATATGAGTACAACAGAACTAGAAAAACAGAACCTTGAAGCACACGTGGACCTTTGTTCAGAGAGATACAAAGGATTACACGACAGATTGAGTGCGATCGAACTCCGTCTACAAAAGATGAATGAAGATCAACAGTTGAGTCACAAGAGCAGTCAGAAGACAATCATAGCAACAGCAGGCACGGTTGTCGCAGGCCTACTATCAACGGTGGTAGTGATCCTGATGAAGATGCCAGGCTAAAATTATCAATACATGTTCATACAGATAGCACCTAAGGCCAGAGTCTACGTCACAGACACGGATGTTGAATTCATACGAGAACACGCACTGGAATCATTCAGGAGCGACCAACTATCACTAGAGGATGCCGAC